TATGCCAGAATGGGCAGGAACCCATTTCCATTCTATAGATATATGAGAAGATAGAAGATCTAGCTCTTTCCAAAGGTCTTGATTTTTTACAGGCTTACGGTTAGCAGTTTTCCAACCATTCTTTTTCCAAGAGTGAATCCACTCTGTTATACCCTTTTTAAGGTATTGGCTATCAGTATTAACCTCTATAGTATCTATTTCGAGTGTTACGTTTTTAATACCTTCTATAGCTGCTCGTAGTTCCATCCTATTATTTGTAGTATTAGACTCGCGACCTATTACTATCTTAGGATCTTTATCCAAGTAGTAAATTTTAGCCGCAAACCCTCCAGGACCGGGGTTACCTTTACAGGCTCCGTCACAAAATATTATAGCTCTATTAGTCATCAAAGATACTCCAAACGGCGTGAGATACTGCAGCAAAAAGCCCAATTAAGAATGCTAAAAAAGCAATAGAGAAAATTAATCCTAATACTAGTTCCATGCTATTTTAATCTCGGCTTTCCATGCAGGTAGATAATCAACCCAGGAAGGGTGATATACAGTAACAGGAAATAATTTTCTTAGCTCTATCAACTGTTCGTGAGTAGGATGCCAAGGTTTTGTATTTGGTTTCCACTTACCTACAGGCAGATGATCTGATTTAAGATAGTTACAAGTTGGACACGCTGCAACTACATTTAGCCAATCGTCTTTGCCGCCTTTTGACAGAGGCATAACGTGGTCTCTAGTAACAGTTTCCATTGAAAGTTTAGTATTGCAGTAAGCACAATGACCCCGGTCTCTATAAAGCAAAGAGCTTTTAGTTAGCACAGGTTTTTGCGTCCTTTTAACATATTCTTTGCGAATAATTATAGAAGGCCAATTTAACTTGATGTTTGGATTTGGAGTCTTAATAGGAGTGCCATAATCAGATACTACCGAACAGGTATCGGCAAAAAGTCTTATAACCGCCTGTTTAGCACTAATTACGTGAAGTGGTAGTACACTTATAGGAGTGTAGTCCGCATTAAGAACTAATGTTTTGAATTCTGTCATTTTTTCTATCTTATACTATTTTAGAGTATGGGTCAAATAAAAACAGAGGGAGATTACTCTCCCTCTGTCGTTAACCGAGCCAGTCCAGCTCTTCTTCTGTGTATGGCCACATTTTACTTAATTGGAAGCTTGGTTACTTTCTCTGGATTACGAGAGAAGGTAATCTTTAGCATACCATCCTTAAGCGTGACTTCATCAACTAGAAATACTGGTGAAATTGGGAATACTGTCTTAAAGGCCTTTTTAGTTAGCCCCTGATGGACCCAACGTAGGGAATTTTCTGGATAAGCTGAAGAAGGCTGAGCTTCTACAGTTAGCCTACCGTCTACGTATTCAACTGATAGGTCATCTTTGTTATATCCAGCAACTGCCATCTCTAAGATGTAGTTACCAGTCTTATCTTCCTTATATAGATTATAAGGTAAGAAGGTTTTGGCCGAAGCTAGGTAGTCAAGCTGACCAAAAAGTGCGTCTTCAATTTGACGAATAATATCAAGTGTAGTCATGTTTTTTTATCTCCTTAAAAGCAAGATTTTATACGTCCCAAATGGCAACGTATAGATATATGTTAAGCTATCTTATGGGTAACTAGCAAATAAAAATTATTCGCAAAGTTCTACAAGAGACAAGATAGCTTCGTTTTTCTCTTCTAGCTCATCTTTGTTACGCTTAAATACCGCAACAGCAGTTGCACGAGTAAGACCTGACGCAAGTCCATACTCTGTCTTGAGATACGACTGTATATCTTTGATTACATCTCTAGATGATTCAATGAGCACTAGCTGATCTACTATCTGGTTAATCTTAACCTTAAAGTCTTGTGGATCAAGGGCCTTAGGTTCTGGCTTCTTTTTCTTTTCTGTATTCTCAGTCATTTTTTATAATTTTAAATCCTTTTCTTGTTTCTTTAGGCGGACGTCTGATTACTCGCTCCGCTTCTAGCTTGGTTAGGATAGTATTAAATACTATCTTAGCATTTTGTAAAGGCTCAACATCTCTAACGTCGTGTAAGGCCTTTATGACCATATGTTGAGCTGTAGTGATATTTGCACTACCAATTTTACTTAGCCCATCTTCTCTTGGAGAAACTAGTTCCCAAGTAAAACACTCATAGATAGCTTGCCCGTCGTTTTCAATTACATCAACAGGTTCTGATATCAGAAGCTCTTTGACAAGAGGTAGTAGCTTATCTATTATTGTTGAATGGCTGGAGACCACCAGGTTGTTCTTCCATCATCCAGATTGATTTTTTCTACTGGATTTCCGTATGGGTCTTGTTTTTGGCTATAGACCATAACTCCTAGTCTAGCTTTCATCATCTCATCTGGCTTACTAGGAAATTGGATGTATGTGCCATGATTAGCGTATAGATCGCTATAGTTTCGTATGGTAGCGCCGCCCATCTCATAACTATTTCTGAGCACTTGTTTGACACTGTGATACAATCTTGAAAGTTCATCTTCGTTACAGTCCTTTACTTTTTTAGATGGATTAAGTTTTGCTAAAAATAGGCTTTCGCTTTTATAGATATTACCTACTCCGGCAATGGCTTTTTGTTCCATTAGGAAGCTAACTAATGTCTTAGCTTGATTTCTTTTACATATTTCTAGCCATATAGATAAACTAGGAGGATTATTTAACATATCTGGCCCTAGTTCTTGTAACTTCTTATTCAGTTCTTTTTCTGAAAAGATTATTTTGAGAGTACCAAAATTACGCATATCGCAATAGAATACGCTAGTACCATCACTGAAATTGAATCTAACTCGAGCATATTTATTTGGCTCCGTTTTATAGCTACCAGTCATGCCTAAAGTAGAAAATATCCAGCTAGATTCTAGTGTCCACCAGATAAATTTACCGTGACATTGAACTGATTTAACCTGCTCAGATTTAAACTTATCTAAACCTACAATAGGAGATTTAGTGTATCTACCTGATACAGGGCTAATTATTTCTAAAGTTTTTCTTTGAACTACAGAATTAAGTTGTGTAGTTACATGAAGTACTTCAGGACCTTCTGGCACTTTTTTTACCTTTCTTTTTATTTAAAAGATCTACTTTATGTTTAGCGTAATCTAATTCGCTTAGAGTTTGACAGATTGCATTAACTGTCTTTAAAAACTCTATGTAGTTAATACCAGAATCCTGATGAAAAGCTATAGTCATAAAATGAGTTTGAGTATAGTAATCTTTTCTTTTATAGAAATGAACAAATCCATTGTCATCTCTAATCCAAGTATATCTACTATCTACGTGTTTTACATCAGAAGCAATCTTATCGAAGTTATAAGGCTCAGTCATTTTTTTCTACTGAGTAATTTATAGCTGAAAATTAACCATTTTACCAGTTCAATTTACTGGATTCTGGAGCGCAAGATATTCACTAAGAGACAATTCAAAATTAAGAGGCTGCGGTCTAGTTGGTACTACATCTACACCCCAGAAATCTTCTTGATACTCTTTGTTGTAATAATAGCTACTTTCAATAGAATTAAGTGTATCGCAAGCGCGTTTAACTGCTCTATTATAATTTGCTACATCAATAGGATTAACAGCCCTTGAACGAGCGCTATCAAACCATTTCATAGCCTCATTAGGATTCCAACGGCACATATTAGCTGCATCATTAACTAGACGAGCAAATGGCATATCAAGTCCGATAATTCTCATTATTTAGTTTCCTTCATTTTCTTTAAGAGTTTTTGTTCTTTTTTCTTTAGATAGTCCATATATACCCTTTTAATAAACAGGGCTCCAACAAACTCTCCAGACTGTTGTTTAATAAGTTCATACTCATCTAATACTTGAGTTTGACCGTGAACATCGGCCATAGTTTTAAAAAATTGTTTACCTTCTGTATAATAGCTCATTCTATTATTATAGAGTGTTTTTTAGTCTTTAGCAATAAAAAAATAAGAGATAATGGTCAAATAAAGAAATTATTTGACATTTTAAACTATTATGTTATAGTAATTTAATGTATGCAACCCCTCAGGAACTAAAAGCCCAGGTTAGGGATCTTAGGTCAGAAATCATAGCCGTATCTAAAGAGTTAGGCGGAGAGATTCAATACTTAAATCATCGTATTAATGAACTCCATTCTATAATAGAAGCCCAGGCGGAGGCAATTAGGAAATTGAATAATGTATAATAAGTTGTACGGATTCTATCACAACGATACTCTTTTAGAGTATTTGAATGCTAGATTCAGCGAGTTATCTGCTGTTACAAAAAATCTTGAGTATATTACCTTAGATGAAACATCTGATAAAGCTCAACTATGGGGTGTTAACGTATTTCCTACGATAATACTTAGTAAGCATGATCTTATGGGACCAATTTTACAAGGCGCATACCCAGGACATACATTATTACAGTGGTTGCAAAAGTATAACGTAGAAGTGAGTAAAGATAATTAATGAAACTATTTGTTAAACATAACGACGTAACCAAAGCGTATAAGATTTTAACTAAAAAATTAAACGATGAAGGTATTTTTAAGACTTTAAAATCTAAGGAACATTATCTTAGTAAGAGTCAGAAAATACGTGCTAAAAAGAAAATAGCCCTATCTAGGTTCAGAAAAGAACAGAAAAAGAAAAGAATGATAGAGGCTAGGCAAGAAGAGAAGTTTTTACTTTACTCTAAAAAATCAGGTAACTTTCAGCAGCCTAGAAGATACTCTTAAAAATACAAGTTGTCTCATACTTATATATTTCATATAATACATATATGAAAGCATATAAAGGAAAGTTTACAAAAAAAGACGGATCTGAGCGAAAAATGGTTTTTGCAAAGATCCTAGACATTACTAAAGTTAATGACGAGTTTATCGCAGCAAAGATCGTAGGAGATGGTAGATCCAGAAACTATGGACCCGGACAAGAACTTGTTTGGGATTTAGAGGCTGATGATTTTAGAATATTTAACTGGGAAAAAGCCGTAGAAATAGAAGAAATAACTATTTCTAAAAGTATTTTTGAAGGAGTTAAATGACTGACGTCGATATTGTTTTAGCACAAGCAAGAAGATTATATCATCATTATACTAATTTAGAATCTCCTAATAGACAATTCTCTAGAGTAGCTGATGATTTTGGTTCGATAGTAGAAAATTTAGAATACATTCAATCAAAATTACATAGTGTTTCAACTAAAACATAACTACTTTAAAGGTCAAGTCGTAGAATTTAGTTATAATTACTGGTCCATCTATAATGAGGCTGGTAAGCTAATTCTGACTACTAAAGATAAAAAATATGCTGAGGCTAAATTGCAACAACTAAATAAGGCTTTAGCAGACAAGATCTCGTTGATAGCAGCGAAATAAGCATACTGGACACGGGGGCAGTGCCCGTCATCTCCACCATAAATATGTCGATTAGTAAACATTGACATATTTATAATGGGGATGAATTAGGATCGACAGGTGTGTAAAGGTTGAAGTAGAGATAGGTGCGCGAGCGACCTCTAATCGCAAGAAATCAATAAATGCTAACGATAATAGCATCGAAGAGATCCGCCTAGCGGCATAACTTCTGCGGTATGGGCTCCACCGTATTACCCAACGGGCCTATTCCTTTTAGAAAGATTTTTAATGTTTATTTATTGGAGAGTATGCGAATTACAAAAATCTATTAGCTACGTTAATAGATGGAAAAACTATAACAAAACAGACATCTTAAAAAGATGCTGGTTATCAGTTCAGAGTAGCGTATCTCCAGACGATCAAATCTATCTAATAGAAGATAATGTAACCCATGAGACTTTAACTTGGTTAAGAGAGACGTGCAAAGCAAAGCTAAGTATCATACACGTACCAGAACATGCATGGGAATATCATCAACATACAGTAACCTTGATAGATACGCTAGAATCCTCTGTTAAACAGTATGAGCAAGATGTTCATCTTATTTTAGAAGATGATTATCTGTTTACTCCAAACGGATTAAATACTTTTAAGTTGTCCGCTGAAAATTGGAATCAAGGATTTATAGCTCCTTACGACTATATTGATAGATATAAAGAAATAAAACCCACTCAAGTTCTTTTAGGCCCAGATAGACATTGGCGTACAGTAGATAGTATTACTATGACTGTAGCAGCCAAAGGTTTTATCTGGGTTAAGTATTTAAAAGACTTAAAAGATGCAGCTCCTACCAGCAATGATAAAGTCTTCGATAAGATTTTATCTGAAGTGCCATGTATCTCTCCAATGCCTTCTTTATGCAGTCATCTTACCGAACATCATAATAGTCCTTACATGGATATAGAAAATATCTGGAAATATTACGAGAACAATCTATGAAGATATATATAACAGGAATAGCAGGATTTTTAGGCAGTCACTTAGCTAAGAGATTTTTAATGAAAGGCCACAAGGTATCTGGATGTGATACCCTTATAGGTGGTTATTTAGATAATTGTCCGCAACCAGCAGATTTTAAACAGATAGATATTTTAAACTATGAAGCTCTTGTAGAGCATATGAAAGATTCAGACATAGTTATTCACACTGCTGCTCTTGCTTATGAGGGTCTATCTGTATTTAGTCCTAAACTTGTTACAGAGAACATCTACGCAGGAACTATGAGTGTTGCTACAGCAGCTATAGCTTCTAAAGCTAAACTATTATTGAACTGTAGTTCAATGGCTAGGTATGGTTTAATAGAAACTCCGTTTACAGAAAAGTCTGTATGCAATCCTATTGATCCATATGGGTTAGCTAAGTATCAAGCCGAACAAGCTATCAATTTACTTAGTGATATTCATGGCATTAAAGTAGTTCATGTGGTTCCTCATAATATAATAGGAACTCATCAAAAATATGATGATCCGTATAGAAATGTAGTGTCTATCTTTATTAATTCGTTGCTGCAAAGCAATAAGCTCATTATATATGGAGACGGATTACAGAAAAGAAGTTTCAGTCCTGTTGTAGATTGTATAAATGCGATTATTAGAATAATCGAAAAAGAAGATATTCCAAATAAAGAAATCTTTAATATAGGACCCGAGGGCAACGAGATTACTATTAAAGACTTAGCCTATAAAGTAGCACATCTATGTGGTATTTATCCAAGTATTCAATACCTTGCTGATAGACCGCAAGAAGTAAAAAACGCATGGTGTAGTAGTGAAAAAGCTAGAATAGAGCTAAACTATGCGCCCAACACAAGTATGAACGATACCATTCAAGAAATGGTATCATGGATTCGCGGAAAGGGCGCTAAACCTTTCGATTACAAACTACCTTTAGAGATTATAAACGAGAAAACACCTAGGACATGGGTAGAAAAACTATATTAATATTCAACTCCCAAGCAACGGGAGATTGTCTAATAGGCACTCATGCCGCTAGGTTTATAAAACAGGCGTATCCAGATTCTCATATAATTTTTTGTGTAAGACAGAATTTGACACTTACTACAGCTGAAAATAATAAAAACGGTATCTTTGAAGTTTTAGAAATATTGGAACTTCAAGAACATATAGATGACGTTGGTTTTATTGATTTTCAAGGTAATGTTAATACTAAAAATAATTCTCTTACCAGTTCTCCAGATATTATATATCAACAACACGGATGGTTTTCTGATTTAGGCGTCGTAAAAAGCGCACTTACTGAGATAGCAGAAGAAATTGGTTGGAATAATATTCACACAGAAACTAAGTTCTCCGTTGGAGAAGAAGCACACAAATACAGTCAATTTACTGTAGCTACTGCTGGTCCTCTAGATTGGAATAGAAAACTAAATAAAAATCTAGACTACGGCAAAATATTTAATTACTTAAGGTCTCTAATACCTGACGTGCGTATAATACCGCTTGGTAGAGATGTTAGTGATTCTAGCTATTTAACCTCTCTTAGAGAGTTGAATAAATGTCATATGTATTTAGGACCTATGGGTTCTATGACAGCTATGGCAGCAGGTCTAGGAATAGATACTATAAATATATGTAGTGTTTTTCCACCTACATTTGATTCTCCAGAGTTTTATCATAGCGGAAATCATCACAGCGTAACTGCAAAAGAAGATAAACATTGCGGAACTTATGCATGTATTAAACCTGCCTTTTATAAAAAAGAATATAGTAAGACCAAGATAGGTAATCCAGAAACTGAATATCCTTTTTGGACTAACACTTGTGGATACCGAGAAGATAAAAAATCTTGTGTAATAAATATAACAGAAGACGATATTATAGAAAAGATTGATAAATGGTTCAAACAGTTACATTCGAAGATCAAATAGTTCCAGAGTATATTACAAAAGGTAATCATACCAGATTCATAGAGCCTTTAGCTTTAGAAGTATGTAAAGGTCACGGGTTAGATATAGGTTGTAATAGAGTAGAGTGGGCCTTAAAAGGCGCAGTGCCTATAGATCCAGTCATAGATCCTAATAGCCATGCGCTCTCATTACCTTTAAGATATGGCGGATGGAATTATATTTATAGTTCACATTGTCTAGAGCATATTCCTGACTACATGGAAGTCTTACGTTTTTGGACTGCATGCCTAGCTCCGAAAGGAACTCTATTTTTATATTTACCACATCCAGATTGTAAATATTGGAGACCTTGGAAAATGCCTACTCGTAAACATTTACATCAGTTCTACCCAGAACAAATTCATGACGTTTTAAGCAGTCTTGGATATAAAAACATATTTGTAAGTGGTAGAGATTTGGCTTTTAGTTTTGCAGCATTTGGAGAAAAAAGTGAATAAGGTATCTATTATAACTCCATATCTTTTTGAAGAAGAAATCAGCCACCTTAAACAAGCATCTGTTTTCTTAGATGCCGAGTTTATTTTCGAAGAAGATACTGCCAGAATAGGCTGCGATCTCATGTATCAAAAATTATGGAAAAAGGCAAATCCTAATGATGTAATTATTTTACACTCTGATATGGATTTTTACAATGGTATTGAAAACTGGTTTAATGACTTATTAAAGTATGTTAATAAATACCCAGAAGCAGGAATGTTTGGTTGTAAACTACTATACCCTTTAAAAAATAAGAATAACCAACCACTTATTCAATGTGCTGGTGGAAAATTTTTAGAGGACGGCGCTCCAGATCATTTTGGTTCTGGTATAGATGTATTTTCTCAAAAAACATTTAAAGACGTTGAACCTGATTTAGGTCAATATGATTACGTTAGGGAAGTAGCTTGGACTACTTTTGGTGGGATATACATTCGCAGACAGCTATTAGATCAAGTCGGAGATTTTGATCCTAGCTTTGAGTGGACATATAAAAGAGACGTTGATTATTGTTTGATGGCTAGAGATAAAGGTTGGAAGATATACCAGGTGCCTGTCCCTCTATACCATTTTGAAAGTAAAGATGTAAAGAGAATTAGGACTCAATCAAATGCAGATGCTGAGACTAGAAATATGCAAAGGCTATTAAACAAATGGAAAGGTTCAGAGTTGTATAAAACTCTCGACATTAAAATTAATGACTAAGTATATTAAAAAAGAAGAATTTGAAAAAACACTAGAAACTACTATTGGCAAGTCTAATAAACAAGAGTCAATAATACTAGAAGCATATACTGGTTGGTTATGTGGATGGGTGCTGGCTATTTTTTCTATAGCATTCCTCTTAGCATTCGTATTATTATGCATATTACCTTTAGTTTTAGTCTTTGGACCAATTATATTACTAGAGTTATGGATTACAGGAGCACTTACCCGTGAACGAAGAAAAAACAAATAAATTAATAGAATTAGCTACTAAGTCATACGAAAACTCCCAGAGAAATCTTTCAAAAATTGCTAATGACTGGAGAGTAATGGATCAATACTCAGTGTCTTCAAAGAAATTTAAAAATCTTTTAAGCAATCTGTGTAGCCTAGAAAATTGTTGTTATCTTGAATTAGGATGTTTTAGAGGCGGTACTTTAACCGCTGCACTAATGCAAAATAAACTTTTAGCAGCTTATGCAGTAGATAACTTTACCTATAACCCGTTAGGCCAACATAAAGATCCAGAAACAGGAAAGATATCTTCTTATAACCCTGACGGATGGCCTAATGTTAAATTGAACCTAATTGAAAATCTGGAAAAACTAAGTCTAGATAAATCAGTAAAAGTATTTATGGGAGACTGGGATAAAATATCTCCTACATTTATTAAACATAAGCTTAACATTATACATTTAGATATACCACATAAAACTAACGATATTTTAAATTTTTATGATAATAAGTTTGATGATGTATTTATATTAGTCGTAACTAACTATAACGAAAGAGAAATAAGAGAAGACGTAGACAAGTATATCTCTGATAAAAAATATGAGGTAAAGCACAAAATAACCACATACAGTGCTTCTAATGCAGACACCGAAGGATGGTGGAATGGCGTAAGCGTTATGGTAATTCAAAAACAAAATGAGGTTTTAAATGAGAAAAAAGTCAGTAATCAGCCTAATCAGTTATGATGCGGAATATCTTCCAGATAGTATTCTCAGCTACTATGACTATGTAGATGAAATTGTCCTTGGATTAGACGAGGATAGGATTACCTGGAGCGGTAATAAATTCTCTTTTGACGAAGCAAAACTATATTCAGCGTTAAAAGCAATAGACGTAGATAATAAAATTTCTATAATAGAGCATAACTTTCATCACAGTAAAGTAGCATTAGAAAACGATAACTTTGAAAGAAATTATTTAAAATCTCAATGCACTAATGATTGGATTTTTAGTGTTGATGCAGATGAGACTCTGTTGAATTCTAAAGACTTTTTCTTGAAATTCTTACCGCTGGTTGAGAGATATAACAATAGTGTTGATCTGTTGTTTACATGGTTTTTACCTTATAAAGAATTTGACGATTCATATTTAGTTATTGCTAACGAAGACAATACTTGGTTTAGAGGTGATACACAAGGGTTTGTAACACATAAAAATAACGAATATACCTATTGTAGATGGACTAATAACAGAAAACACCTGCGCACTCCTCTAGCAGTTTTACACTGGAGTTTCTGTAGAAAAGAAACTAAGCTAGATCAGAAATTAAATAATTTTGGACATAGCGATAAAACTGCAAAAGATCCTTTCTTTCATAATTGGAAATTGGTAAATCTAGATAACTATACACAGTTAAGAAATTTTAAAACTAGTGGATATGGTGCTAACCAATGGGAGAAGCTAGTCAGGGTTCCTAAAAAAGAATTTCTAAATATTGCAAATCAAGAAGCTAGAAGAGTGTACACATGAAAGTAGAAATTGTAGGTAAATTTTTTGATAATCATAGCTTATCTATTATTAATAGATATATTGCTATTGAACTAGATAAGCTTAGTGAAACTAACGAAGTTGAAGTATGTATTACTCCAATAGATAAGTTAGATCCTTCTTTTAAAGTAGACAAAAAATTCTTAAAAAGACTAACTGAATTATCTAAAGATAGAAACCCAGATAAAAAGGTAGATATTCAAATTAGACATACTTATCCTCCTATGTGGGTGTGGCCTAATAACCCAGAGACTAAGGTTATTTATATTCAACCATGGGAGTTCTCTAGAGTTCCTTTTGAATGGCAGTATAAGTTTGAAACCTTTGCAGACCATGTGATAGTTCCTAGCACTTGGGTTAGAGATAGATACTTAGAAGGTGGAATAAATCCTAGCAAGATAACTGTAATTCCTAATGGGTATAACCCAGAAGTCTTTAATAAAGAAGGCGCTTTAACTTCTTTATTCGATAATAAAAAGTTTACTTTCACGTTTGTTGGGTGTGGACAGTTTAGAAAAGGTATTGATGTTTTAATAGACACCTTTAAAGAAGTATTTGTAAAAGCTGATGCTGTAAGATTGTTTATTAAAGACTCTCCGCAGATATACGGAAATAATAATCTTCTACATGAACTCACAAGAATACAATACTATAAGAGCTGTGCCGAAATAATACTCAATGATGACTCTTTATCAGAAGAGGAAATGGCTCAAATCTATCGTTCTACAGATGTATTAGTGCATCCATATAGAGGAGAAGGTTTTGGTATGCATGTGCAGGAAGCTATGGCTTGCGGAGCATTTCCATTGATTACAGGCGGAGGTCCTACAGATGATTTCGTTAATGAAGAGTGTGGCCTGAGAATAAACTCTAGCAAGAGATTAGTTAATTTTAATGATGAAAAGATATTTGCTACTAAACCCGGAGACAGCTTAACTAACATGGGCAGCCATGGATGGGTTTTAGAACCAGACGCTACAGATCTTAGAAATAAAATGCAGTATCTATATTACCATCAGGAAAAAGATAGCATATTATCGAAAGTTAATAACGCTAAGCTGTTTACATGGGAATCTGTGGCAAAAAATTATTTCCAGACATTAGCACACATAGTATTAGACACAAGAAAACCAACTAGAATAAAATAGTTGCTTGCTTACTACTACACAATAGTGTTATTATTCTTTTAAAGGTAAAAAAGTGTATTATGACGATTTAGATTTTGGCATAGCTTATATGAAATCTGACTATAGCGGTGTCAAAGTCACCATGAATTCTTTTAGAGACAGAACATATATTCATATTAGAGAATATTTATTCGACCCAGATGAAGAAGTATGGTTTCCAACTAAAAAAGGATATGCTTTAAATGCAAATGAAGTAGATACTGTTATTCACTTGTTAACTAAAGCTAGTAAAAAACTAAGTGCTGATTATAAACCAGATGATCAGTTAGAATTTAATTTTGAGGAGTAATAATGAGTACAAAAGCCTGGTCCGATGAAGAAGAAGCAAAGTTAAAAGACCTATATTTAACTAAAACACAAGACATAGAAGAGATTGCACAAGAGTTTCCGCATAAAGGATATAGAAGTATTATCTCTAAACTAGTTCAGTTAAAGATTTATCAAAAGCCAGAAGAGGCTCAGCCTGATAAAACAAAAACAGTTAAGTTGATGTTGCGAGATCTCGAAACTATGTTAGACATAGAGATAGAAGGCACTAATCTTAACAAAAAAGAAAATCTAAAAAATCTAGTAGAATCTGTAACTAGACTTTATACTTTAGCAAACGATAAATGATTATAGGAATTAGCGGTAAGCTATACAGCGGCAAAGACACCCTAGCTTCTTGCCTTTTGCATGAGTTTGACGACTATGGTGTTACTTTTATGCAAAAATCTTTTGCCTTTAAGCTCAAGAAAATGGGCGCATACTTAACAAATACTCCAGAAATTTGGTGGTTTACTCAAGAAGGTAAGCAACATTATTTACCTAAATGGGACATGACCATAGGAGAATTTCAACAAAAACTAGGAACAGAAGCCATGCGAGATAATATTCATCCAGACGGATGGGTAATAGCGTTAATGTCTGAATACTCATCTTTTGATAACTGGATAATTACAGATGTTAGATTCCCTAACGAAGCAGAAGCAATAAAAAAAGAAGGTGGAATCCTTATTAGGATAGATGGTGACCCTTCTGACGGAAGAAAAAACTCTAAAAGAGATCTAAATCATCCAAGTGAAACATTGCTAGATAACTACGATGGTTTTGATTATAAGATACTTAATGTGCCTCCTATTGAAATGCTACAGAAGCAAGCACATACTATTGCTTTTAACTTGCTAAGATCTAGAATTTATTAATATAATATAAGAATGAATTACCAAGAGCTAAAAGAGCTTGTAAAAAAGCACTGTCATCTTTATTACGATGTGAATCGTCCAGAGATATCAGACCAAGAGTTTGATCGTCTATATGACACTCTAGAAGCCTTTGAAGATGCCCAGGGATGGGCAGATTATGATTCTCCTACCAAAAAAGTAGGGGGAACCAGTGGTAAGGTAAAACATAAATATAAGTTATTCTCGCTTAGGAAAGTCTATGACCAGGAAGATATTAACCCATCTTTCAAAATCAAGACCCCTAAGGTTGATGGTGCTAATATTTCTATCATCTATGTAGATGGCAAGATGGTTCTTGCTATGACTAGAGGTGATGGTGAGTTCGGAGAAGACGTAACTCATCTGGTTAAACATATTCAAAATGTCCCTGCAACCGTAAAATCAACCCATAAGGAATTGGTTATTAACGGAGAGTGCGTAACAGATAATGAGGTTACTAATTTTCGTAACTATGTGTCTGGCGCTCTAGGTCTAGACTCAGCAGAAGAGTTTAAAACCAGAAACATTAAATTCATAGCCCATGATTGGCTAGGTGTAGATATTGACTATACAGCACGAATGAGTGTTGTAAAAGCAATGGGATTTAATACCGTATTTGATACGGAATTCTGTTCTAAATATCCGCACGATGGAGAGGTATACCGACTTGATTCTTATAAAGAAAGTGTCGAGCTAGGTTGGACCTCTAAATATCCTAGGTTTTCAGTAGCCCTTAAACCTAGAGGTCTTCTTACGGCTATTGCCGAACTACAGAATGTAGTTTGGGTAGTAGGACGTACAGGCTCCGTAAATCCAGTAGGTATTGTTTCTCCAATCACTCTGGATGGTGCTGTCATTACTAGAGTAACTCTTCATAATATTGGTATTATCGAAGAGCACAAACTAGCTCTAGGAGACATCATTGAGATCGAAAGGGCGGGGGGAGTTATTCCTAAGTTCCTAAAAGTAATTGATAGAACTAATACTAACTCAAAAATTACAGCCCGTCACGCAGAAGAGCAGTTAGGTATTAAAACGTATAGAAACGGACCTAAGCTTTTTTGTGAAGATCACGAAGATCTAAGTGCCCCTAAAGCCTTAGAGCACTTTATCAAAATTATGGGTATCAAAGGGCTAGGTCCATCTAGTGTTAAAAAGATGGAACTTACTCACCCACTAGATCTCTACAAAGATCAAAAGTGGGCTGCCTTAGGCGCTAACGGCCCCAAGATTAAGGCAGAAATTGATAAGAGTAAAAACAAACCTTACTATATTGTCCTAGCAGCTCTAGGAATACCGCAGGTAGGGCTAACAGCTGCTAACAGTATTGTAAGTAAAATTCCGAGGTTTGATAGGCTGAGGGATATCGAGACAGTAAAAGTTGATGGAGTAGCGGAAAAGACTATCAATAGTATTCTCAGCTGGTTAGACGTCAACGAGGAGTGGGTATCAGAGCTCCCACTAAATCTGTCTCAGGACCTTACTACGGAAGCTATCACGGCTCCAATAAAGAAGGATAAAAAGATCTGCATAACAGGTAAATTCGATCTAACTCGAGAAGAGTTAACTGAGATTTTATCTGGCTATGGTTACGATGTTAAGACATCCGTAACACGCGATCTCTATGCTCTTATTAGCGGTGGAGATTCCACTTCTAGTAAGTTCAAAAAAGCTGAACAGTACGGTATTACTATCATAGATTTTTGGACTAATAAAGAAAAGATTTTAACTGGTCAATTCTAATTTAACAAAAATTCTAAAACTACCAATTAAGAAAATTGTTTACACTTTAATCTTGCTTAGCTCTTAGATCGCTGATATAATCTGAACATAATCAATCGGGAAACATCTGATTGAAAACAAAATAAAGAGGAAAATTAAAAACAATGTCAAAGTTTGAATACACTGATGAGATGGTTGCTCGTATGCAGTCACTCTGCGCAGGTGGAGTAACTGAGGAAGTTGTAGAGTCAATCTGCACTGAGTTCGAGTTCCCACGCCGTTCAGTAACCGCCAAGCTACGTAAGCTAGGTTACGACGTGCCAAAGAAGCCCGGCGCAGCTCCTATCTTCTCTCCTGAGGAGACTGAGGCACTAAAGCAGTTCCTAGTCGCTCATAGCGGACAGCACACTGCAGAAGAGATCGCTGCTAAGTTTGGTAATGGCAACTTCAATGCTCGCCAGATCAACGGTAAGGCTCTCTCACTAGAGATGACTCAGCACATCAAGCCAGCCGAGAAGAAGGTAGCTCCAAAGAGCTATTCAGTCGAGGAAGAGGCTCTTGTTCGTAAGATGGTTGAGGAGGGTGCATATCTCGAGGATATCGCTGCTCGCCTAAACAAGCCAGTCAACTCTGTTCGTGGTAAGCTTCTATCAATGGAGCTAAAGGCCCCACAGCGTGACAAGAAGGCTACAAAGACTGACCCATATGAGGGTATCGAGGATATGGCCGACAAGACCGTAGCCGAGATCGCAGCTCACTTCGGCAAGACTGAGCGTGGTGTTCGCACCGTTCTCACTCGTCGTAAGATGGCTTGCGCTGATTACCAGCCAAAGGCTGAGTAATAACTCAAGTAAATTGAGGGGAAGAAGCGGTAGGTGTAACTCACCTGCCGCTTTTTTATTGGTGAAATGGAAAAAGATTTAGAACCTTTTGAATTATTTAATGTGCCAGAAAGCACGTTAAACTATATATTATCACTTCCTGAAGAAGAAAAAACAGGCTACTTTCATTCCATAATCTCCAGATATTACGAAGATAAAGAATTAAGTAGTGAAAAATATAAAGAACTTCAGATAGCCTATAGAGCAAGTTTTATGCTAGAAAAAATATATCGAAACAATAAAGCCCTAAGAGATGGCTTTCGACCGGTGTATTCTAAGACGGGCTTAATTAGAGATTTGACTAATGATTTATATTTTATAGCTGAAAACCTACACGTTCATTAAAGTTTAAGCTAGTTAAATTGTTTGAAAAACGATAATATATAGTATGACTAACTTACAAGGATATTGGCTCAAAGAAGAGCCAACATACAGACTTGCAACTTGTTGTATGTTTGATAAACCGCCTTTAGATAAAATGAATATGGGCACGACTACAAAAACTAGTGCTCTTTCTAATTATCGAAAGGCTTTAGATAAAGCCGTTTACAACGCAAATAAACTTTTAGAACAGATTAAATTTCTATCTTCTCAGCCCAAAGAGCTTAGATATTGGAGAATTAGTTCTGAACTATTCCCTTGTTATACGGTAAAGGAGATACATCCATATTATGGAGAAATTACAGAAACACTTAAAGATATTCTGGGACGTGCTGGTGAACTCGCCATTTCTAGCGGGATTCGCCTTTCTAGCCATCCTGGTCAGTATACTGTCCTTGGTTCAAACCGTGCTGACGTGGTTACAAACTCTATAGAAGACCTGCATTATCACGCACAGATATTTAAGTGGATGAATATACCAGCAAAAGAAGCTATTATCAACATCCATTTACAAGGTCTCTACGGAGGTAAACACTCAGACGGTATTAGTAGATTTGCTACCAATTACAGATACTTAGATGACTATACACAAAAAGCATTGACAGTCGAAAACGAAGACAAACCTAATGGTTATGATATTGAGCACACACTAGAGCTAGCCAGTATCATACCTATTAGATGTATGCTAGACGTACATCATTACTACTGTCATCGTAAGGGTGAAGAGTATATTACTCATACGCATCCGTACTTTAAAGAATTCTTAAAAACCTGGTATCCAATTCGCCCAGCTATGCATAAAAGCCAGAGTAAAATTGGATCATCTAGAATGAATGAACATTCAGACGAGTTTCACGATGAATTCTTTGCTAGCCTAGCAGTGCCTATGTTAGAGTATACAGACATAGAGTGTGAGCTTAAAAACAAATGGACAGGTGTTCAAAACTTTTACAACTATGTAAAAGAAGAAGAACAAATGGCCGGAGAAAATCTAAGCCTAAAAACAGTAAATTAATTCAATACATTTCTACATATTAATGCGTTAGTTTCAATTCAAGTTGACTAACGCATTTTTATTTGCTAGAATCTATTGATATAAGGATTAAACATGGCAGTAAAAAAAGAAATACCTGAGTCTAAAATTCGACAGGTTATCTGGATGCTCAAGGCAGGTAAAACTAAAAAGGCCTGCTGCGAACATCTTGGTATTGCGTATAATACCAAGAGACTAGATACTATTATCACAGAATTCAAAGAAGGTCTTGAAAGAGAAGAACGCCTTAAGAAAGAAATTCGCTCTAAACCTATTGATGAGGCAACAAAAAAATCAATTATAGGTTCATACCTAAAAGGAGAAAGTACTTCTTCTATTGCAGAAAGTCTATATCTAACTCCTCAGAAAATTAAACAAGTTCTTATCGAAGGTAACGTACCTATTAGAGCACGCTCAAAAAGAGGCGAGGCTAATGTAGACCATGTTATTCAAGACCTAGATAAAAAGTTCGTCAAGGGTGAAAAAGTATTTGTTGCAAAAAATAACAGTTTTGCTATAGTAAAAGAAATATACGACGAAGAGTATTTAGAGAGATTCGACAATGCTCATCTAAAGTCGGTAGAATTACATTCTTGGGCTAAGTTAGCTCCTGACCAAGAGCCTGTAGAGGGTATTCATTATGAATCATACTACATCCTTGATGACGGTAGTCAGTGGAAAAGATTCGCTGCCCAGAATTTTATTAACAGAGTCACAAAAATAATCGAAGAAACAGGAAGAGAAACTTATCTAGTATATCATATCGGTGATTATTCATATTTCGCCGAATACTATAGAAGAGATCTCTTTCCTATAGCAGGGAGTAACCCAGTTGCTTGATCTACAAAAACTAACTCTAGGTAGGCTTTTGGCTACTAGAGATAACGATTTCTATTCAAAACTTATGCCGGAATATTTTTCTGGCATGAGTCTTGTGCTATTTGATAAGATTAAAAACTTCTATAAGGCTAATCTTAGACTGCCTAGCATAGAAGAATTACTAATTGTACATAAAGATGTTGCTTTACAAGACTATATTGATACTCAGATTCTATCTGATACTAATAAGTACGAAACTATTGCTAATGCATTTCTAGTAGGTCAGTTACAAGATCATTATGTAAGAGAAGATACTATCAGATTTCTAGACAAGTTTATGGATGATTTTGAAAACTATGAAAAAGTAGAAATCATTGATAAACTGCAAGAACACGTTTTACAACTTAATAAAGCGTCTCCATCAGTAGATGAACTATTTGATGTAGGAGAATTAGAATTCTTTCCTAAAGGAGACGACTTTACCCTATATCCATCAGGTCTTAGTACTGAATATGATTCAGTTAATGGAGGATTTGCTCTTCAGGAACTAGTCCTTCTAGGCGGTCGTAGAGGTAGTGGAAAATCTATTATAAGTTTGAATTGCGCCTTTAATCGTTTCAAACAAGGCGCTACTGTAGCTTTCTTTACCATTGAAATGAGATACAAAGAGGTATACGATCGACTTCTATCTATAATTAGTGAAGTTCCATTTCTGGATATCTATAGAAACGAACTAAAAGAAGATCAAAAGTTAAGAATACTTCAAGCTAAGGTAAATACTTTTTATCAGCCAGAACCAGAGCTTTTAAAGCTAGTAGATGAAACTACTAGAACTAAAGACTTTGATAGGTTTGAACTAGAGATGAAAAATCGAAAGTTTCCTATGAAAGATAATAGGTTCTTTCTGATAGACGATGAAAGCTTGAATCTTTCTAGAATAGATCACTATTGTAATCTATTCAGTAGTAAATATCCTAACTTTAATATGGCTGTAGTTGACTACATCAACATCATTAAGATACCAGATCAAAAAGACTGGAAATCTCAGATCGTATTGTCAGACAGCTTGAAATCTGTAGCAAGAAAGTATAATATAACAGTGCTTTCTCCTTTCCAGATTGATTCTTCTGGAGAAGCGCGATTTGCAAAAGGTATCTTAGATTTCGCAGACAGAGCTTTTAGCTTCATGCCTGTAGATCAGGAAAAAGATCCTAATAAACTGAAAATGTTAACCTCTAAGATAAGAAATGGTAAAACGATTAACTTTGAAGTATTCATGAACTGGCCTTGTGTTAAGATTGACCCAAGCCAGAGTAAAGTAATTAATGAACAGCTTCTACCCGGTGAGAGATACGGATCAGAAGAATCATCAAAGGATTTATAAAATAAATGGATCTTATAACTATATTAGAAGATAGAGGAATTCCTTTTAAGAAAACAAATAATCCTTCTACTATCTTAATTAAATGCACTTCTGGTTTACACGAAGATAGAGATCCTTCACTAAGCTATAACTTAGACAAAAATGTATTTAAATGTTGGAGTTGTGACTTTAAAGGCGGAGGATCTAAGTTTTTGCAATCTATAGGAATTGTAACTAGAGTTCCCATAGAAACTAAGCAAAGATTTAAAATTCAAAAGCTTAAACAGAAAGTTACGTCTTTTATTGAAAAAGACAATCTAAAGTTACCTAATAACAGGACAGAAGTAGATTTTCCGTTTAAAGGAATATCTGAAGAAGTATTGCAAGAATTTGGAACATTCCTAACTCACGAGATGGGAATGGAAGATTATATTTGCATACCAGTCTATCAATTTGGTAGACTAAGATTTATAGAAGGTCGATTAAGACTTACTAGTAGTAAAAAACCGAAATACTTTCGTAGACCTATGGGAGCCTCTGTTACACAGATACTATTCCCATTAGATAAAATAGAACAAACAAAAGAAATTATATTAGTAGAAGGTATATTCGATATGTTAAATATGTGGCAGCACGGATTTAGAAATGTTCTATGTATATTTGGGACTCAAAATTTTGGTCCTAAAAAAGTAGAACTTCTAGATCAAATAGGAATTACTAAAGTTCATCTTCTAATGGATGGAGATTCTGCTGGTATAAGAGCTGCTGCTAGTATTCAAAAACTACTAGAACTAAATAACATAGAAGTAAGAAATATAAGCTTACCTCCAGGAAGAGATCCCGGAGATCTATCAAAATATGAATTGGAACAAGCAATAAAATGACAAAACTAGCTTTCGTATGTGCGTCTGTCGCCGATACAACTTTAGACTCATGGCTTAAAGAACTAGCACCCACATCCCTACATTCTAAGTATGATATTAAGTACCTATGCTCATCTCCTAAGGATAAGATCCTTAAGAAAGATGTAGATCTCGAAATGACAGTACTAGATACATATCCTTATATTGTACCTGTAGGTGCCGAAGCTCTTAAGCATGTATGTGGTATGACTGGAATAACTAAATACAATGGAACCATTGTAAAAGATAAGTATATTCCATTGATGCATCCTAACATCATATCTGTTAAACCACAGAGTAGAGATGATATCGTTAAAGCCCTATCTACTATTTCTCAAATCGTAGATGGTAACTATAGCGTAGTTGTAAATGATAAGACCCATCTGTATATAGATAATGAGGAATCATATAATCAATATATGTCTTCTAGCTTTATAGATGCTAAAGAAGTAGTATGCGATATCGAAACTACAGGTCTATCTTTTATGGACAATGACATAATCGGGGTTGCTTTTAGTACTAAACCTCACGAAGGTGTATTTATATCTATTGATATAATTCTAAAGCATAAAGAAGAAATTAAAAATCTACTTAAAACTAAAAAGGTAATATTCCATAACGGCAAATTCGATCAACAGTTCTTGAACTATCAACTAGGTTGGGAGTTTCCTGACTTTGAGGATACCATGCTTCTTCACTATTGCTTAGAAGAAGCCGTAGGCACGCATGGACTTAAGCCTCTAGCTATGAAATATACCGATCTAGGCGACTATGAGCGCGAACTAGACGAATATAAAAAAGCTTTTTGTAGAAAAAGCAAGCTCAAGCTCGAAGATTTTAATTATGGAATGTTACCCTTAGACATCCTAGCTCCTTATGCTTGTAAGGATGCGGATGCTTCTTTTCAACTATACCTAAAATTCAAACCTCTTGTTGATAAGAATCCAAAATTTAAAAGTCTCTATGAGACAATTCTCCTACCTGCTAGTAAATCACTAATGGTTCTAGAGAGAAACGGAGGCCCTATTGATGTATCCTTCGCCCAAACTCTTGTAGATAACTACAAAGTAGAAATTGATAAAACTCTAAAAGAGATTTATCAAGATGAAGCTGTTGCTAGATTTGAGCGTATATATGAAAAAACGTTCAATCCCAATAGCACTATGCAACTTAGAGAACTTTTCTTTACTATTCTAAGATTAGAGCCAGTAAAGAAAACAGATTCCGGCGCTTGGTCAACAGATAAGGAAGTTCTAGAAGAACTAGATCATCCTCTATCTAATCTAATACTAGATCTTCGTAAAAAGAAAAAGATCCAAGATACATACCTTGAAGGTATTATTAGCGGATTAAGCTCTGATAAAAGACTACGTAGTGGTTTCAATATTCATGGAACTACCAGCGGACGTCTATCTAGCTCTGGAGTAATTAATTATCAAAATATTCCTCGAGACAATAAGGACATCAAAAAGATGTTTAAAGCCCGAGAGGGTTATAAGATAGTTCAGGGAGACTTGAAGACTGCGGAAGTGTATTACGCAGCAGTTCTCAGTAATGACGAATTCTTACAGAAAGCGTTCGTAGAAAAACTAGACTTCCACTCTTACATTGCTAAACAGATTTTCAATTTGCCGTGCAAGGTAGAAGAAGTTAAAAAACTATATCCAGATAATAGACAGTGGGCAAAAGCAATTACATTCGGTATCATGTATCAAGCAGGGCCGGGTAAAATTGCAGAAACTGCTAACGTTACCTATCAAGAAGCTAAAATGTTTATTAATAAATACTTTAGAGAAGCTAGTAATCTAAAGATATGGATTGATCATGCCAATGATTTCATTGCAAGCAATGCCTATATCTATAGCTTCTTCGGCAGAAAGCGCCGACTTCCAGAGAGTAAATCTCCAAATAGAGGCGTAGCAGGTCACGCAATTAGGTCTGGGGTTAACTTCTTAGTACAGAGTGTAGCGTCTGACATTAATCTTCTAGGTCTTGTAGATGCTATGAAATGGATACAAGATAACAACTATCAGAAAGAGATCATACCTTTTACCGTTGTTCACGACTCTATAGTCGCGGAAGTAAGAGAAGATCTAGTTGATACCTGGGCTCAGAATATGCGTAAGTCTATTCAGATAGATAGAGGAATTAGTATCCCTAACTGTCCTATTGATGTAGATTTCGAAGTAGGCAATAGCTGGGGAGAACTTGAGCCACTCAAAGTTTAAGGATATTGTTTTTCCTTTTTTTGCGAGAAAACATAATCCATATTCTGTAATATACAAAAAAGATAAGGTTCTTGTTAAGGTAGATCCCCACAGTAAGGTTACGTTTATAGACAATGTAACCCCAGAAAACAAGAATCTTTCTTATTTTGAAAGATTATCTAATTTTGATACTAGAGTATCTTTTGAGTTTACTTGTAGAAATTTAACTGAACTATTGAATGCCAAAGTTTATTGGGGTGTAGATAGTACTGGTAAAGTATTTGATTTAGTAAATAAAGAAAGATTTCCAACAAAACTAGCAAGAATTAGAAAAATTAAAGAAGGACTAATTTGGGTAAATTATGTTAGCTATCCGTTAAAAATACATAAAACTGTAGACTTAGAAAATGCTGATTTAGACGTACTAAAAGTAATACTACTCTACATTGATTATGAATGGGTTATCTATCAGTTTACCTATGATACAAAGATTAGTGAATACATAAACCTATGAAGATAAAAAACGCTACAATAAATGAAAAGTTAAGAATCTGCAAAGATGACATAGAAGATATAAGTGATTTTGAATCTCTATATCTCTATAATTACGGAGATGAATTCTTTTCATCTATTGAAGAGATTGATAACTATTATTTAGTCCCTAGTAATTCTATATTTAAGCTAGAAGTAGAAAACTTAAAAGATGAACGCATAAAAAAAGAAATTGAACCTCTACTAGAATTTAATGGTAAATTAAGGCCTGAGCAGTTAGAAGCTATCAGGCCTTTTTTTCCAAATGGAATAGGTATGAGAGGGCTTAACTCCGGGCTACTACAGGCACCGTGTGGGTGGGGAAAGACTTTTGCAGCGTGCAATCTCATAGCAGAAGCAAGTCTTACTACTATAATTATAGTGCATACTAAGCTACTGTTCTATCAGTGGATAGAAGAATTGAAAAAGTTAATACCAAATCAAGAAATTGGTATGATAGGCGATGGTAAGTTTAACCTTAAACCTATAACGGTTGCTATCTATAAAAGCGCCAACAATAATATAGAGGCTATAAAGAACGAATTTTCCCTAGTGATAGTAGACGAGGCACATCTGTGCCCAGCCGAAACCTTCTCGGAAACTGTAAATAATATAAATTCTAAGTATAAGATTGCGATTACTGCAACTCCTGCTAGAAAAGATGGTCACCATTTAGTATTACCAGATTATTTTGGAGATAAGTTAGTAGTCGCTAAAGATAGTAGAAAATTGGCAGATTGCCATTTTGAAATAGTTAAATCAGATATACCTTTTATGATATTCAATATCAATAGAGATTGGACTGCTAGGTTATCTGAACTAGGAGAAAATCCCAAGTATTTAAACTTAGTCGCAGAAAAAGCTAAAGAGAAAATAGCCGAAGGTAGATGCTTATTAATTCTGTCAGAACGAGTAGGTATGCTAAAAGAACTATTAAAACTAATTCCAGATAGTAAACTTTTGATCGGAGAAACTCCGCAAACCGAAAGAGATAAAATACTAAACTCTGCTGGAAAAGAAGTAAAAGCTATTCTCACCACTAAGATATTTGACGAAGGAATTAGTTGTCACCGTCTAGATACAATATTTTTAACTTGTCCTAATAATAATCCTATTAAACTAGAGCAGAGAGTAGGAAGAATTATTAGGTTACATCCAGATAAAAAAGATCCACTAATCGTAGATTTTTGGCTAAAAGGACATATAGTTCAGGCACAACAATCTAAGAGAGTTCAGTGGTATCTGATCAAGGGATTTAAACCGATTGAAGCATTTTAATTGGTACGAGTTAAAGTCGCGCAGTGATAATGTACCGGAAGGTATAATTACATTGACTTATGCTCTTAGTAAAGGATATAATTCAATTATAAGTTCTTCGGAGAGTTTATTGCTCTCCAGACTTAACATTGATCATATACCTCAAGTTTTATATAGGAAAAGACATATAGTTAAAAGTCTCTTTGGGATTATTAACAACTATGTAACTACAGAACCTCAATGTTATTTAGTCAATTTCGATTGGCTAAACGATAAAGAATCTGTCTACAATAAAATTGTATATATTTATGCACTGAGTCAAAGATCCATAAATAATAAAAATTTATATATTCCAGAAACTTATCTAGATGATAAATACTGGGATAATCCTTACTTAAAACATAAAGATCAAAAACTATGGTTCATACCAGAACTTACACATTTAAACCAATATAAAAAAGGAGAAACAACAAATGGTAGCATGGGATCAGGCTAAAAAAGAAACAAAAGGAGATCGCAAGGTAATCGAGCGTCTAACAATAGTAGGAGATACTAAGGTTAGATTCGTGGGAGAAGTTCTTCCTCGTTACGTTTACTGGGTAATCACTAAAGAGGGAAAGAAGATGCCGGTAGAATGCCTACAGTTCAACCGTCAGTCAGAATCTTTTGACAGTAATGCAAAAGACCCAATGAAGGAACTACCTCCAGATATCTATTCTGAAAAGCCACAGTTCGCTTATGTCTGTAACGTACTAGACAGAAGCGATGGTAAAGTCAAGCTATTCGACGTCAAAGCAACTATTTACAAGCAAATTGTAGACTATGCTCGTAACCCAGAATATGGTAACCCCGCAGACCCAGAAAAGGGATACGACATCACAATCAAGAAAGAGAAGACAGGTCCTCTTCCTCAGAACGTAAAGTATACCTGTGTACCTGCTAGAACAAGCAAGGCACTGACTGCAGAAGAACGTGCTATTGAGCTTTACGAAGTATCAAAGATGTATAAGCGCCCAACTTACGAAGAGCAGAAGAAGTGGCTACTAGACAACACCATGTTGTTTAGCACTATAACTGACAATTCTCTATCACCAGAAGGAGTAGAGGATCTTAATTAATGGGTAAGGTATCAAAACTAGCAGAGATGATACCTAACGGTAAACCCTCTGTAACACCTGACCCAAATAATCCGGGGCAGATGCACATAAACATTGAAGAACTGCAGAAACACAACCTGTTTTTTGCAACTCCATGTTATGGTGGACAGCTAACAGATCAGTTTTTCTTATCAATGTTTAGGCTTACTCAAGCTCTAAATCATTACAAGATTAATTACAGAATCACTACTCTTAGAAATGAGAGCCTAGTGCCTAGAGCTAGAAATATCTTAACAGCAATGTTTCTAGAGAGTGATTGCTCTCACCTAATGTTCATAGATGCAGATATTGAATTCGAGCCAGATTCAGTAATCAGAATGTTAGCAATGAATAAGCCATTAATTGCAGCAGCTTATCCTAAGAAAACAGTTGATTGGGAGAGTGTAAGAAGAGCAGCTATCGAAGGAAAAGAGGATATCTCTAAGTACAGTGCTCAATATGCTATAAATCTTAAGTTCAAAGATCCTAGAACTAGAGAACTTAATGTAGATAACGGAGCTATAGAAGTAATGGATGCTTCTACCGGATTCTTCATGGTGCAAAGAGTTGTCTTTGACAAGATGATTCAAGCATATCCAGAACTACATTATAAAAATGATAGTTCTATTGATCCTAAGTTCAATCCATTCTGTTATTCTTTCTTCGATACTATTCATGATCCAGATGATAACAGATACTTATCAGAAGACTATACTTTCTGTCGTAGATGGCAGAAAATAGGCGGTAAGATTTGGCTTGATCCTAGCACTAGACTAAGTCACGTAGGGGCATTCACTTTCCCTGGAGACGTGAGCAGGATATTTGACAGACGTTAACCGCGTTGTGTCTCTCCGAGACAGCGTGGGAGTTCTTGTAATAATACTCCCACGTTAACCGCGTTGTGTCTCTCCGAGACAGCGTGGGAGTTCTTGTAATAATACTCCCACGTTAACCGCGTTATGTCTCTCCGAGACGGCGTGGGAGCTCTTGTAATAAGACACAAGACTCCCACGTATTCGTTATGTCTCTCCGAGACCTCTTAGTTGCAGCGTTCATACGTTATGCCTCTCCGAGGCAAGCTGAAGACGAATGTGCCATATAGGGAACCGCGGTCACATATATGCAACAACGTCTCATACGTTATTTATAGCATATTATAGAAAGTTTTTCAATGTTTAAAATCTTACACAGTGCAGATTGGCACATACTCCTACATAAGAAGAAAGTTCCTTGGGAATGGCAGTCTAATCGTTTCCAAGAGTTTTTCAACCATCTTCTTGAGCTAGAGAAGGGATGCACCGCGCACATAATCGCAGGAGATGTCTTTGATAAGAAACCAGAACCTGATGAAGTAGCTCTTTTCTTATCCTATATCCATAGGGTTAAGACTAAGACATTCATTATTCCTGGTAATCATGAGGCTACCTCTAAGGGTGAATCTTTTTTAAAGCACTTCACTGGAGAGTATAAAATCAATAATCCCCAAGTAGAGATTATCTGCTATAACGCTGCGCGCAGCCTGGAAGGAGTTAACTTTCAGTTCTTTCCCTATGGCGAGATGCAACGAGATAACCTGCCTAGACCTCTTCCTGGTCACGTCTTAGTCACGCACATACGCGGAGAGGTGCCTCCGCACATTACAGCTGAGTATGATTTTGAAAGGTTACGTCCGTGGAAGCTAGTTCTTTGCGGAGACTTACACCATAACCATCAGTATCGAGATATGCCTGTGTATTATCCAGGTAGTCCGATGAATGTAAGTTTTGACCGTAATGAGGAAAGAGAATATGGTGTGAATATTGTAGAAGGAACACTTGATGACTACAGGGTTAAGTTTGTCCCCTT